AATCTGATGGTAGGGAACTTACTTACAACATTGTTGGATTTAATGACACTTTCGCTGACCTTTCACAAGGAGACGTAGAAGTAGGAGTTCTTATCAAAGGAACAGTCAAAGAATCAGAAGTTATAGTCGGAGCTTCCGATGGAGCTATCCCAGCTATTTATAAAGATTATCTCCGAACTGATAGTTTGGATATCCTCTTTCGTTAATTATTATTAATATTAAATAGAATGTCAGATAAATTAGAAATCTATGGTTTAGACCAAGCCACGATGACAAAAGTTGTCCGTAAACTTGAAAACAAGGGCGGAAAAAAGATTGGTTTGAACTTTCTTCCTTTCTATGATTCAGCCACCGAGGAAACTATGTGGGATGTTGTTCGAGCAACAAATCCACTAGCTAAATTCCGAGCTGTTGATGGAGAAGCTGAATTAGTTGGAAGACAAGCGTTCGATAGAGCGTATGCAGATGTAGTAAGTATTGCTCGAAAAGAGAGATTCAATATGTCAGATTTGAGAAAGATCAGAGAAGCTGGAATGTTGCCTATTGTTGATGGTAAAATTTCAATGGTTGCTCAAATGGCTGCTGAAGCAAAGAAAAAGGTTAGAGGTGCTTTAGAAAGGAACAAGAATGCTATTGACAATCGTCTTGAATGGATGCAAGTCAATGCTCTTTTAGGTCAAATTACTTATGCTGGAGATGTTAAATTCGATGTAGATTATGGATTGAATGGTCAGCACAAAGGATTGACACCTTCAGTTTCGTGGGAGACTGTTGCTTCTTCGGTACCTTTGGACGATATTATGGGATGGCAGGAAACTGTTGAAGATAATACTGGAATTCGACCAGATACAATTATCATGAGTTCAAAAGCTCTTCGATACATTGCTCAATCTGCTCAGATTAGAGATACTCTTAAGTATACTAGTCCTTCATTTTCACCAGGCAGAGCTCAGTCTTTTGTCGAAAGTGAATTAGGAATCAGTATTATTCTATATAATACTCGATACACTGATGAAACTGGAAATACTACTAGTAGAATTTTGGCAGAGAATAAGATAATCATGCTTCCTTCTAAGGAATTGCTTCCTGATGGAATTGGTGATACTGCTAGAGTTGGTCACGCCTTGGCTAATTATACCCCTGGTTACTACACTTGGACTCAGGAGAAGAAAGATCCGTATGCTCTTTACGCAGGAGTTGGATTGGATGCCTTCCCAAGGATTATTCACCCAGAAGTATTGGCTAACGCTAATGTTTACACAGTATAGTAAAATTTGTTTTTTTACTCATAGGGCACTTAACTGCCCTATAGTAAGCAAATAAACCAACTAAATGTTTAAAAGGATTCACTACAACCAAGAAGAGGGAATGGTTATCAGAGTTAAAACGGGGGATGAATCACTGCCTAAAGTTAAATCACCTAAAGAAGTTTTCCGTAAAGAAAAAGGATTTCCATGCAAGCACTGTGACTTTGTTGCAAAAAGCAAACTAGGATTAATTTCACATAATCGTAAACACAAAGAATGAGTGTTACTTATTCAGCTGACAAAGATGTTTCTTCTAAATATTCTCATTTAAAGATATCTAGCGATGTTGTCGTTAATGACTATCGAGAAGAGGCTTACAACGAGATAAACATGAAGATAAGCAATCTTTATATTATTCCGATAGACTCAACTAACGTTAATGATATAGCCTATCTGAAGTCAATAGAATCAAGATTAGCCGCAGGAAATATTCTAATCGCAGTTTCTACGACAGATGAGCTAGACGAGCTTCATAACTACGGAAAATTTTTGATAGATCAAGCAGTTTCTAAAATAGATGAGTTAATAAAGCAAACAATAATTTTAAGAGGAGCGACGATAGATACCGATAAGGCAGATAATATAATAGATGCTGGTAAACTTCAGGGTTCTGCTGCTGATGCTTATAGTACTTTTGATAGACCTATTTCTGGGATAGAGAATGATGCGATTGAAGGAAGGGTTAATGCAGAGAAATATAGCAGTTTGAATGACACTAATGAAGTAGTATGATATCTATAAAAATGACAGGGCAAATTAAAGTCCTGACTCTTCTAGAAAAACTCAAAAGAATCGATAAAGTTGTTAGAATCTGGATGGAAAGCGGAGAAGTTGACCAAATAATGAATGATAGCTTCTCGAAGAACTTTAAAAGCCAAGGTAGACCTGATTGGGATTCGTTAGCTCAAGTAACCAAAGATACTAGATTATCTAAAGGTTTTGGGAACGGTCCAATATTACATCAAACTGGAAATCTGATGGACGAAGTCACTTCAATGAGAGGAAAAGTTTCTTCTTCTTTCGGAGGATTTGTTAAAGAATGGGGGGCTGATCAACTTAGAGGAACAGAAAGAAAGAAATTCGTAGCTCATCAAGGAGGAATAGGAAAATCTGGGCAGGAATTACCTCAAAGAAAAATGATTGGTTTCCAACCTGAAGATGCAAAGAATTTGACTAGAAGTTTAAGTAATTGGTTATCAACACAAATACAATGAGAAATCTTATTTTAGAAAATATTAAAGACGGATTGACTGATGACCTTGGGGAAAAATCATCTTATGATACGCTACAAGTAGAAGATATCCAGGCAAGATTACCTGATTCAATTTTAGTAAATTATTTTATAGGGTTGTCGATTGACCGAGCAAGTGTTATAAATCAAGAGATAGGAAAGTTTCATCCATCAAACAACGAATACTTGTGCTCAGTAGTAGTTAGGGTGAGAAATGGTGATTATCAGTTAGGACAAACTGAGTTAGACACCTTCGTAAGAAGAATTACTAAGTATTTTGCTAAGGATACTGGAAGTTTACTAGGTTTAAACTCAAATGAGGATGGCGTAGACGAGACAGTTATTTCATATAATATTGAAGATTTTGATTTTATCGCTGGACAAGCTAAGAAGAAAGTCGGATTAATTCATCTTTGTATGATAAATTTAAGAATAAAAACTAATTTAAATATTTAATTACAAACAAAATGACTTACACAGCTGAAACGGGGTACGTAGGGCTAGCTCGACAAGATGTCCAGGGAACATTCAAAGAGCCAACTGATTTTATGAAAGTAATGTCAGTAGATTTGAATCCTGAAGGAGACAAACTTATCCCAGACCCAGAAATTGGATCAATCAGTGATATCGATTCAATTCACCAAGGAACCTATAAGATTAGTGGTTCAATGGATAGTTACGTTAGACCAGAAGCGATTGGATTGCTTTTCTGGGGTGCTTTAGGTACTAAAACTAATTCTGGATTATTGAGTGGTGGTGCATATCTTCACAACTTTACTCCAATCACATCAGGAAGCTTACCTTGGTTATCAGTTAAGAAAGCTATCGCAGATGATGTCCAAGTATTTGATTATAAAGATTGTAAGGTTGACGGATTTACTCTAGATATTAATTCTTCTGAGTTTTGTAGTGCTAAGTTTGATATAGTAGGAATTCAAGACGAAGAAGGTTCCGCTGTTTCTCCTAGTTTTGAATCATCACCTTTACTAGTTGCGACTAAAACTACTATAAATATTGGAGGAGTAGCGACATCAGCTAAGAGCTGTTCAGTTGAATTTAAAAACAATTTAGAAAGCGATGACTTTAGAGTAGGCTCAAGATTCTTAGGAGATATCACAGAGAAGAGAAGAGAGCTTGATGTTAAGATGGATTTAGTACTCGATACTAGTTCAGATTTATACAAGAAAGCATTTTATGGAAGTTCTAGTGCCAGTGAAGCTGGTTTCGATGTCCACGCTGAAAGCGTAGATATTGAGTTATCTAGTCCAACCAATATCAGTACTTCTAGCTTGCCATACAAAATTCTAGTTCAAATCAAGAACTGTGTATTTATGTCTGCCCCAACTCCAGCCTCAGGAGATGACCTAGTTGTTATCCCTCTAGAATTGAAAGCTACTAAGGCTACTGGTTACAACCTAATCGAAGTACATATCTGGAATAGCAAAACTGCTTATTAAAAATTAAAATATATGTTATGAGTGAAATTTACTTTGGAGTAAACAAGAAGAAAAAGTTTTTTCTTGGTTCAAAAAAAGATCAATGGATAGAATTCAAGAAATTGACTGAAGGAGATTTGGTTAAATTTGAAGACTCAATGGGGGGCAAGGTAATAATGGACTCCCAGTCTCAAAAAGCTGAAGTGGAAAGTAAAGTAGGTACAGAACGCCAAGCTTTAGTAGAATTAGCTGTTTGCGGTTACAACATTAGAGTCAGCGAAGAGGAAATTAAAACAGTTTATAATTTAGAAGAATGGAAAGGATTGTACCAATCAATGGACGGTGATATGGCCAAGGAATTGAGCATTGCTATCCGAGAATTTAATGGTATTGGTTCAAAAAAAAAGAACTAAAAGATGAAATAGGATTAATTACCAAAGCAAGAGCTTGGGCTAGAGGACACAGCGTGATTAATCCTCCACCCGAGCTCTCTTTGTATTCAAAATGTAAAGAATTTCATTGTTTGCCAGATGCAGGAGGTTGGTATGATCAATCTCATCACGTTTGTAAGACTTTCTCTATAATTAGTGCGATAGAAGCAGAAGAGCAAGCTAAGAAAAATAAGAAAAAATAAGATGACTGATGACTTAACAATACAACTTAGAATTTTATCATCGGGGGTTGATAAGATAAACTCAGCCAATACAGCTATTAAAAATCTTGATAGTACTGTTAAAACTACTGGTAATAAAATTAATAATATCGGTAAAGTAATGGAATCAACTGGTTCCAGGATAAATGTTTTGGGTCAAAGGATGACAGGGATGGTTACTTTGCCTCTTCTATTTTTTGCTAATAGTGCAATTAAAACAGCTTTAAGCGTAGAAACAGCCTGGACTAGATTCGATAAGGTTTTCTCAGGTACGGAAGAGCAAATGGCTCATTTGCAAAAAGCAGGGACTGAACTCTCTGAAAAATTCGGTATCAATGTAGAAGACGTTGCTGAGGTTATGGGTGAATTCAATAAAGCAGGAATAGAATCAGAAGATATGTTGAAATCATTAACAGAGCAAGCCTTAGAAACTAGTATTTTATTTGATACAGACTTGATGGGTGCCTTCGATGGAGTGAAAGCAATTATGTTCGGATTTGGTTTGAGTGGAAAAGAGACAACTGATGCGTTAGCTGCGATTAACGTTGTAGCTGATTCGACTACTACGTCAGAGCAGGGGATTCTTGATGTAATGGAGAGGTCTGGAGCAATTTTTAAACAATATGGAGTAGGAGTGACAGAAGCGGCGGCACTAACGTCTTTATTAGCACAAAGCAATATAAAAGGATCAACTGCTGGTATGGCTTTCAAAACAGTTTTAGCTAGGATAGGGGATGCTGTCCCAGATGCAGTTGATGGCATGGCTAAATTCGGTATCAATGTTAGTGGAAACGCATTTAGAACAGCCACTTTTTCAGATAAACTTAGATTACTAAATAAGAAACAGAAGGAAGTTTTTTCATCTGGTAATAAAGTTAAAATAGCCGATTGGAATACAGCCATGAAAGACTTAACTGGGATTAGACAAGCAGATAGGTTCAGCATTCTAGTTTCTAAGATAGGAGATTTAAATGGAGTAATAGAAAATGCGGAAGACCCCATAAAAAACCTAAAAATTTGGAATGAACAGTTAGCGACAGTAATGGATTCTTCTCCTCATAAATTTGAGATAATGAACCAGATATATCGTAATCAAGCTAATATTCTTGGAAAAGAATTATTGCCATATAAGATAAAATTAATGGAGTTTTTAACTGGGTTATTAGAAAAATTTAACGCTCTTTCTCCAGAGACAAAAGAATGGGTAGTCAAGCTTGCTGCATTAGTAGCAATCGCAGGACCAGTATTGGCATTTTTTGGATTGGCAACTACAGGTCTAGGATTTTTATTGTCAGGCGTAGGGAGCGTTACTCTTGGTATTGCTGGATTGCTTTTAAAATTGACTCCACTGACGAATTCATTGGGAGCTACAGCCGCAGCAGCAGGTACAAGTGCTTCAACGGGGTTAGCTGGGGCTATGGGAGTGAATGTTCTAGGTGCTATGGTAATAGTAGCTGCTTATATAACAACAAAAGCTATAATAGCGTATGGAGAATTACAGAAATCTGTAGAAGAATTAAGCGAAGCACAAAGATTGTTGAAGGGTTCTAACGAAAAACTTTTTGAGAAAATGAAGACAATACCAGACAAAGAGGTCCGAGATAAACTGCTATTGATTTGGTCAGAAACTGAAAGAGTCCGCCTTGAAAACGAAGCTTTAATTGATCAATATACAGGATGGAGTGCTTTACCAGCTGGATTTATGGCATGGGCGGAAGAACTGGCTGGAGAAAATGGTTGGCTCGGCAAAATAGCTGACAAAGCGTATACTGCATGGGAAGCTCTAAAGCAATTAGCTAAAGAGGGTGGGGCTTCTAGTAAGGGGAATTTCAGCAGAAGTTTTGATGCTTTTAAACAAGGTGATTTTCCAAATCAGAAAAGAGCAGCAATGGGAGGGGTAATATACGCAGCCCAAGGCTTCGCCCCCAAAGGCAACGACACAATCCCCGCAATGCTCTCCCCTGGAGAAATGGTCCTCAACAAATCTCAACAAGGAACTTTATTTAACATCCTTTCAGGAAAATCTCAACTGGCTGGAGCAGGCGGAGCTACTGTTAATATAAATGTCGCTGGAAACATGATAGCTTCTAGAGGAGAACAACGAGAATTTGTCAGACAAATAGAAGTACTTATGACAGAAAATGCAAATAGATCTTAATAAAAAAATATGACATGGGCTAAATTAGATGCGTTAGAATTAGAATCACCGTCAAGCTACTCTGAATCAGAAGAGGTTATTGGAGGATTTAATACTACAATGACTGGTGCTAAAAGGAGATACATCAAGGGTTTGAAAAAAACCTGGAAGTTTAGTTATGATACAATGACAGCTAATGATTTTAGTTTATTATTATCTAAATATGAATCGTTAATGACAATCGGACTTCAGACTGAGCAACCTTATGCTTTATTCACAATTTTAGCAGAAGGATTTTCTGTTTCTGGAGAACAAGTTCATATTAATTTAGGGGAGAGAAATATTTTGCCAGGGACTGATTTATTATCTAATGTTGAAATAAGCTTAATACAACTATAATGGCAAATACAAGTGCAACCAGTCCAGGAACAATGGCAAATGACACAGCGATCGGTACTGTCGCTTGGAATAATCCTAATAATGTTAAAGTTAGTGATAATAGTTATGCCTATACAATTACGCCATCTCCTCCAGCAAATAGCAATTATTTAAAAGCTACTAATTTTGGATTTGCCATTGCAGCAGGTACTAATATAGACGGAATAAAAATTGAAATAGAGAGAAGAGATATAATAAGAGAAACAAAAGACAATGTAGTGTCTTTGGTTAAAGGAGGTTCTGTCGTTGGAGACAATGTTGCGGATACATCTAATTTTTGGCCAGGCTCTGATACTTACAAAACTTATGGTGGTCCAACATCTTTATTTTCTACTGCTTGGAGTGCATCTGATATAAATTCTAGTGATTTCGGAGTTGTTTTAAGTGCTAACCTAACAACATCTGACGCTATCTCACAAGTTGACCACATCCGTATTACTGTTTATTACACAGAGTCTAGCTCGTCAGAATCTCCGTCTGAATCTCCATCTCAATCTCCCAGTAGCTCTAAATCCCCGTCTGATTCTTCGTCAGAATCTCCATCCGAATCTCCATCTCAATCCCCAAGTTCTTCAGATTCGCCTTCTCTTTCTCCAAGTTCTTCAGATTCGCCTTCTCTTTCTCCAAGTTCATCTGAATCTCCATCCGAATCTCCATCTCAATCCCCAAGTTCTTCAGATTCGCCTTCTCTTT